ACTTACGAGTCATGCTTGTCAATCACAAAATTATTATTAGTCCTAAGTGTACTACATTGATACGTCACTTAAAAAACGTTAAATGGACTAAAAAGGGTGATGAGTTTGCTAGAAGTGTTGACGATAGTCATTATGATTTCGTTGATGCTTTGATTTATATGATGCGTTCTATTAATTATAAGAAAAATCCCTATCCAAATGGCTATGGTATGGATTTACGCGAAGAAGATGTATTCATTGCTAATCCTAAATCGTTTTATAAGAACGATAATAAAGATGTATTTCGTGTTATCATGGGCCATAAGAAAAGGTAAGTGTTATGAACGAAGAGAATATATATTTTGCTAATAAAAAACCGGAAGATACTGCCCGTATTCTTATTGATAAGTCGCAGACTTTCTATCATCAATTAAGCACTAATGCGTACATTGATACTATGTATAAAATGTGGCAAGCATACTACGGTTTATATTCTCGCTCAGGTGGAAACACCCATGAAATTAAATTTGGCGGAGAACAAGGTGAATTGGTTTATTTGAATGTAAACCACTTCCGAAACCTCGCTCAACATATGTTGGTAATGATTACAGCAACTCGTCCTGTTATGGAAGCTCGGGCAATTAACACTGATTATAAATCTCTAGCTCAAACATATCTTGCTAACAGTATCCTTGAATACTATATGCGAGAGAAACGTCTAGAAGATGTTCTTAAAAAAGCTGTTGAAATGGCAATTGTCATGGGTTCTGGTTTCGTAAAGATGGAATGGAACGCCACAGCGGGCGAACTATATGATGCCGACCCTGAAACAGGAGAAATGAACTACGAGGGAGAAATTGAATTTTCTAACCTATCTCCGTTTGATGTAGTATTCGATGGAACAAAAGAAGGTTGGGATCAAGATTGGGTCCTTTGTCGTTCATCACAAAATAGACACGATCTTGTCGCTAAGTATCCTGAGTATGCTGATAAGATTTTAGCTATTCCTAAAAAACATGAAGTATTAAAATTTAACAAGTCATTGTTTAGTAACGATGATACTGATGATATATTCATTTATGAGTTCTTTCATAAACGAACAGAAGCTACTCCTGAAGGTCGTTATATGTTGTTTGTAGACACTGACGTTGTTCTACTAGACACTAAAATGCCTTATCGTCAGCTTCCTATTTTCCGTATCTCTCCTTCTGACATCATGGGCACTCCTTATGGATATAGTCCTATGTTCGACATCTTCCCAATTCAAGAAGGTATTAACTCTCTATATAGCACTATTATGACTAACCAGAACGCTAACGGTGTTCAAAATATTTGGATTAGGCCCGGTGCTGATATTAACGTTGATCTTTTGGGTGGAGCACTAAACGTTATTGAAAGTGAAGAAAAACCAGAAGCGTTGCAATTGACTTCTACTCCTAAAGAAATTTTCGATTTCTTAAATATGCTTATTCAATCGGCAGAAACGATTTCTGGGGTTAACTCAGTTTCTCGTGGAAACCCAGAGGCGTCTTTGAAATCAGGAACAGCCTTGGCGCTAGTTCAATCTATGTCTTTACAGTTTATTTCTGGATTGCAACAATCCTATGTTAAGCTAATTGAAGATACTGGAACAGCACTTATTTCTATTCTTAAAGACTTTGCGACAACTCCTAAAGTTGTTGCCGTTGTGGGTAAGAATAATCGTCCATACTTAAAAGAATTTACCGGAGAAAGTATTTCTGCCGTTAACCGCGTTATCGTTGATGTAGGCAACGCTTTGGCCCGCAGCACTGCTGGTAAAGTTCAAATGGCAGAACAGCTTCTTCAAATGGGTCTATTGAAGACACCACAACAATACTTCCAAGTTATGAATACTGGACGACTCGATTCTGCGTATGAAGAAGAAATGGATGAGTTGCTTCTGATTAAACGCGAGAACGAATTGTTGATGGAAGGACAGCCTGCTCTGGTTTCTCCTCTCGATCAACACCAACAACATATTCTAGAACATCGAGCGGTACTTGCTGACCCTGATCTTCGTACAGATCCTGATCTGGTTCGTAATGTTATGGACCATATTCAATCACACATGGACGCTCTTAGAAATACAGACCCTGCATTGTTGCAAATGACAGGTCAACAGCCGCTACCTCCTCCTGGGATGGCTCCTCCGCCTCCGGGTGGTCCGCAAGGTGAAGCAGGTCCTCCCGATGAAGCTGGTGCAGGAATGGCTCCGCCTCCTAGTGGTTATCCTCAGTCCGGTGATCAAGTAATGGGTCCTAATATGGAAGGAGCGGTGTTGCCTAGCGTTCCTAGTCCCGCAGCTCCATTTGAGAATGACCCCGTATTAGCACAAGATATGTTGCCACAAGGATAATATGGGGTTAAAAACGGACAATGTATTCTATGCAATTTATTTGACAGAGGAATTGGTAATTATTCTTCCTCGTTTTAATCAACACTTGAAATATGGATTTACTTCGGTGGATGTAACAAGTGATGACGACATTGATTTATTGGTATAATGAGGGCATAAATGGGAAAGGCTAAAGCAGGTAAAAAAGTATTTCAATCTTTATCTAAAATAATGAAAAAAGATTTACCTCAAATTGATGAAGTTAGAGCTAAACAAATTGCAAAAGCATATGATGATATGGTTCATAATCCAAATGATCCTGAAGTTGCGAAAGCGTATGATGCTCTAATAAATGAAACAGAACAACAATATATTGATTTAATTAAAAATAAAGGTTTAAAGGTTAGTCCTATTAAACCTGATATGGAAAATCCTTATAAAACATCCCAAGATTTAATTAAAGATGTGCAAGAAAATAAACATATGTGGTACTTCCCGACAGAACAAGGTTTTGGTTCTTCCGGTGCCGATGTTTCAAACAATCCTCTACTTCGTGCTACTGGTCAAACTATTGACGGTAAACCAATGCCAGCAAACGATCTTTTTAGAATTGTTCACGATTACTACGGTCACACTGAACCTAAATTCTCTTTTGGTCCTAGAGGAGAAGAAGGGGCTTTCCGCGAACATTCTAAGATGTTTAGTCCCGAAGCACAAAAGGCTTTAACGACCGAAACTAGAGGTCAAAATAGCTGGGTTAATTATGGACCATATGGTGAAGCAAATAGAGCCAATCCTGCACAAACAAAATACGCAGATCAAAAAACAGGTATTTTGCCTGATTGGGCTAGAGATATTTCAGACCCAGAAGGAACCCCAGTAGTTGCTTATGGTAAAAAGGGTCAATTAGACTCTACACAATTTGAAGAATTTAAAGATAGTCCGCAGGCTTTGCCGGGGGTTGAAAAATATTCAACTAGAATCAAAGGTAAAGTTTATGATCTTTCTAAAGATCCATTAAAAATTTTAGATCAAACTAAAAGTCCTGAAGAAGCAAAACTTTTAGCACAAAAAGAAGGATTTGACGCAATAAGTTATTTTAAAGATGGTCAAAAAAAATATGAAACCTTTCAACCTGTATCAATGCGACCTTCTTATGGTGTTATTGGTGCTTTAGGTGCAGGAGCGGCTTTATCTAGTCCATCTGAATCGGAGGCAAGTATGGGAAAATTTCAAGGTTTAAAGAAGATGTGGCAATTAGGAGATAAATCATTCCCTGCGGCAAACGCTGCTGAAGCCATGAAAGTTAAACAAGCTATGGAAGCACAAGGGATGGTAGAACCTGGTAGAGCTTTAGTACAAGCCGATGCTCCTACGCCGGTGGCTAATAAAACTCTGCCTAATATGGCAAGAGGAATGGCAGTAGCCCCTGGATTTGAATCAGGCTCTGACGTTCTACGAAGCGGATTTAAAGGCTTAAAAGACGCCTTTGGTACATATCGCGAGAATGTAGTTGAACCTGTTTCCAATAAACTAAAAGAAACCCTTACACCAAAGCTAAATATTCAAGGTCAACAATATGATACGGCAAGTCCAGTAAGTGACATGGCTCTAGATATTGCTGCCGATCCTCTTACCTACGCAGGTGGAGGAGCGGGCACAGCTTTAGGAGCTTTAGATATGGCAACAAGTTTGGGAGAAGAGACGCCAAAACAAAAATACGAAGGTTTAAAGTCAATTTTAAACAAAAAGTAAATATTTTTTCATTATACCTTATAAATTTTAACAACTTAGTATATAACCGCTCTACCATCAAGGCGAGCTAATCTTATCTACCCCTAATTTGGGATGAAATCGGAGAACATTATGTCAGAAGTACCAGTCAGTGCTGCACCTGTTGCAGACGAACAAGCCCCTATTGAATCACAAGAAGTTCAACCTATTGAACAAGCTGAAGGTCAAGCAACGGAAGCCGACGAGCAAGCCCTAGCTGATCTAGAAGCTAAGAAGAACCCTACACAAGCTGAAAAAAAGAAAATTAAACAGCTAAAGATTAAGGTGTTTGGAAATGAAATTACTGAAGACCTTCCCTTTGAAATTGACGAAAATGACACAAAAGCCATTGAGTACATGCGTAAACAACTTCAAATGGCAAAAGCTAGTCAAAAAGCTATGCAAGACAAGTCTCAACTTGAAAAAGAAGTTGGTAGCTTCCTTGAAGAACTTAAGAAAAACCCTCGTAAAATCCTATCTGATCCCCGTGTGTCAGTCGATCTTAAAAAGATGGCGGCAGAAATTATCGAAGAAGAAATTGAGCAATCAAAAAAATCGCCAGAGCAAATTGAAAAAGAAAAACTTGAGGCTCGTCTTCGTGAACTCGAAGAAGAACGTAAAAAAGAAAAAGAAGAACGAGACCAGCTCGAACTAGAACGTCGTACAGAAGCGTCAATGATTCAATATGATCAAATGATGACTAAAGCTCTAGAAAAAAGCGACCTACCTAAATCCCCTTATGTTGTTAAGAAGATGGCAGACTATATGCTGCTGGGTCTTAATAACGATTTGGACCTTAAACCAGAAGACGTTGTTCCTTTGGTTCAAGAAGAAATTAAAAACGATCTTAAAGAAATGTTTTCGGTAATGCCAGACGAAGTTATTGAAGCACTTGTTGGAAAAGAAGTGTTTAACCGTGTTCGTAAAAAGAACGTGGCTAAGGCTAAATCTGCAACACCACCCCCACCAGTTAAATCACAAGTAAAAGACACTGGAATTAAGTCTACACCTTCTTCGGATAAAAAAGAAGTTATTGACTATAAGAAATTTTTTGGAATTTAAAACTGTAAATACTTGTAGAAGTAATTTATTGCGGCTCTAACTACCCTTATTAGGATGTTAAGATACCTACATAGACGAAAATACGAGGAAGACGGTAAACATTAACCATTAACAATTGGAGACAAAATATATGTCTTTCGATGCTAAAAAAGCACAGGTACAAGACCGTAAACTTAAAGTTCAACGTCTTGTAATTCCCTTTGCTATCACGGGTAATGCGACACCCGCATCTAAAACAATCGCAGTGGATGAGCCTTCTCTCCTCTTTTTGAAAGTGGAAGGTATTAATCAAATTACAACGGGTACTGGCGCCCTTGAAACAGGAGAAACTCTCCCTTCATTGGCATCAGCTACAGATTCTACAGGCGTTATCAACGCTCTTGTAAAAATCGGCGAACCTCTTGCAAAAGTGTGTCTCGTTCGTGTAGTTGGTCGCGGTGCTACTCAGTTGTCTCGTCAAGGAGAAATTCTTGCGTTCACAACTGGTTCAGACAACGCAGGTCAATCAGTAGTTTGTAACATCACAACAGGTGTAAACCTCGCGTCTGCTTCTATTGATGCAGCTCTCGAAGTTGAATACATCGTAGAATAATAAGGAGTAAATATATATGGCTACTACTAATGCTTTTAGTACCCCTGATAATACAGTGGGCTCATTAAACGGATTTTTCAAGGAAGTTTATGCCGATAAGCTTCAGGATCTCCTCCCTGATGGAGTTATCCTTCTGAAGGAAATCAAATTCAACGGGAAAGATCGTGCTCCCGGAAACCTTAAGTGAATAGGGTCCTCTTATAGTAATATAAGAGTAAACATCGGGCAAAATCGGAAAAACTCTCAAGTAGACAATTCCGAGGTAAAGTAGAAAGTAAATATCTACTCACCGTAACGCATAGAGAATGAGCGGTAAAAGCAATAATTTCTCCACGAGTGTCCGACTTCCTTATGGGAAGAAAATTTATGCTGAGCTTTATGGCGACATAAAGAAGTAGAGGATAAAAAGCCTTTACGATAACAAACTGTTTCCACCAGCCTAAACTATAATTATGGGCTGTATAAATTTTCTCTAATGGCCTTTCGATAAGAAAGGGGTTGAGGACAAAAGTCCGAAACTACTTGGAAACCCAGAAGTGGGCAACAAGGCGCAAGGGTAAAGCTAGCGTGAACGACTTAACGAGAAAAAGCTTGACAATTAACTTAAATAAAGTTATAATCAAGTTGTGCGAAAGTCTGAACTACCATATAACAAAAGAAGTGGTAGAGAGAAATCCGAAGCGGTTTCTCCGCTTACGAAAGTAAGTAGTAACAAATGGTAATTTTGGGTCACGAGCATGGAGTTACGTTTGCCGGACCAGAAGATGATGGATTTAACCTTAAACGTTAGGGTCCTTCTGTGGTAACACAGAAGTAAACACTGAGGAAAAAACTGGAAACTCTTTATGAGATATGGTTCTATTTATTTGATTGAAAACAAAGTTAATGGTAAAAAATATGTTGGACAAACTATTTTTACTGTTGATATTCGTTGGAAAAATCATATAAATGGACCTAAAAAATCCGCAGTAGCTAAAGCTATACAGAAGTACGGTGTTGATAATTTTAACTTTATCGAATTGTGTTCTTCAACAAATGAAGAATATTTAAATGAGTTAGAAGTGTCTTTTATAAAAGAATTTAAATGTTATGGTAGTTACGGCTATAACATGACTTTTGGTGGAGACGCATCAAAAGGTAAATTTACACCTGAAGTTCGTAAAAAAATGAGTTTAGCTAAGTTAGGTAAAAAACGCGGACCTCGTAAAGACAATCAGAGCGGAAGTAGTCGAGTTAAAACTCAACAACACGCGCAACGACTAGAAGATGAAACTACTGATGTAGAATATAATTCTTCCACGAGTCCTCAGCTTCCTTCTAAATATGAGTTATTAAAACCACGAATTTTAGAAATGTATTTAAATTTTAATAGTTCTCCTTATATTGCGAAACAATTAAATTTAGATAAGTCTCAAATTTTAAGATACTTAAAAAAATGGGGCGCTTTAAGAAGTATTTCTGAAGCGTATTCTATACGAAATAAAAAAAGATATAGAATTTTAGATGAGACAAAAAAACAAATTTGTGTTGATTTTTTGAGCGGATTAAATCTAAATGATTTAAATAAAAAATATAAAATTTCTCAAAAAAGAATATCACTAGTATTAAAGGAAGAAAATATAGTCTGAACTTACTGGCGACAGTAAGAATCTTAGGATAAAGAGCCTAAGAGATAACAAAGGGATGTAACGCCCCCATCGCATCTTCAATTAAAGATGCACAGGTAAACTAACTCTTGCCTGTCTCCACAGTAATGTGGATGAAAAAACTAGGAGAATTAAACTGGAAGGCTAACTTCGTTTGCAAAAACGAACATGCTAATCAGAGGCTAATCGTAGAAACTAAAGAATCTACGGCGCCGCAACGCATAGGACATGAACCCGCAAAAGCGGAATAAATGGTCCCAAGAGATCCTAGCTCCTCATATAGAGGATGAAAAGATATGCTGAACTTATAGGAAACTATAAGAAGTAGAGGATAAAAAGCCTTTACGATAACAAACCTGAAGAGGTTGCCCAGCAGTTCTTCGTTCGATTCTCGGCTACAACGCCGCGTCTCGTGCGCAAGGTTCGCAAGCTGCATTCATGGACGCGACAAAATATGTCGTGGCTAACATGCTGCGCTCAATGTCTAAGAAACTCGAAATCGAGCTTCTGTACGGACAAATGGGCTATGGTGTTGTTAACGCTGGCACATCTGCTTCTACAACTTTTGTTGTAAAATTGGCAGAATGGGCTCCTGGTATCTGGGCTGGCGCAGAAGGACTTCCAATCGAAGTTCGTTCTAGCGACGGTTCTGTATCACGTGGCGAAAACGTCGTAACTGGCGTTGATATGGATACACGTACCATCACTATGCAGTCAGCAATGACTCTTACTGCTGATGACGTTATCTGGCACAAAGGTGCTTACGGTAAAGAGTTCGCAGGTATCCACAAGATCCTCACTCAATCGTCTGGTTCTTTGTTCAACATCAACGTTGGTAATCACGGGCTGTTCCGTGGTAACTCGTACAACGTTTCTGGCGCTCTTAGCTACTCGAAGTTGGGTCTTGCACTCACTCGCGCAGTTGAGAAAGGTCTTGATTCTAAAGTTCTTGCTCTAGTTAACCCTAAAGCATGGGCTAATATGATGACTGACCAAGCAGCTCTCCGTAAGTATGATTCGTCGTACTCTTCGGCTAAAGCTGACAACGGTGCGCAGAAACTTACGTTCTACTCACAGAACGGCGAAATCGAAATTCGTCCTTCTATCTACATCAAGGAATCTTACGCTTTCTTGCTAGATATGTCGGCATGGATTCGTGTTGGTTCACAAGAGATTTCTTTCAAGATGCCTGGTTCTGGTGATGAATACGTTCTTCACCGTCCTGACCAAGCTGGTTACGAAATGAGATTGTTCACTGACCAAGCAGTATTCACACACAAGCCTGGTACATCGGTTAAAACTAGCCGCGCCGCTTAGAAATAAGTGGATGTAAATTGATCAAAAACGGTGAAGGCTGAAATGCTAATACCGTGTTAAGTGGGATGTTAAAAAGTCCTGACCAATGTAACGCATAGACCTTGAAACTACAATAGTAGAATAAAATAGGTCCACGAGTGATCAACTTCCGAAAGGAAGAAAATATATGCTAAACAAACACGAAATACAAGTGTTTGAACTAAGAGATAAAAAACTTTTAGGATAATAAAATTGAGTTTGTACTGGAATTGTAAACGCTAATACATAACGTTTGAAAAAGAGGACCCGAAGGTCCTCTTTTTTTTTATTTATATGTCCAAAAATACCCTTTATGCTGCGCATATCTTCCATATAAAACCTGGTTAACTACTCCAACAACACCATCTTATGTTTAAAATTATACTCGCTATAACCCCACCACGCGTCAAAGTCATACCCATCTATAGCAAAGCCTAGTTCTCCTTTAAGAAATATATAATATATATCAGTTTTAGTATTTTTGACTAAAGATTGACTATCCAAACAAATCCTCACTAGATATGGGTTTATTTTCTTCATCCCTATCCTCAAACCCCCATTTATCATTAGGCTCGTGTTTATATAATAACAAGGTTGGAGTTAAAAATAACCAATAAGTAGACCGCATATCGTCGCCGTAACGGTTTTTATAGATTCTATGTAATGTATATCTATATAAATTAATCATTCTAATATTACCTGTTCAATGCTATAATCCACGGCGTCAAACTCTGAATAAGAAGGATCTAAAACTCCACCAAAATAAAGCATGCTTTCGTTTGATATATAAATAATATAAACATTTGTATCCAACAATCTAGTCATTAAATATGTGTTCACCATAATAGTTTTACTTCCGGTTCTTGATAAGAACCCCACGTATCGTCTACGACCCATCCCCATATCTCTGGTGTATAAGGATCAAATCCTATAGCAGCACCACCAAGGTAAATATAGTAAACGCCATATATAGTATCATTAACTAATCCAAAATCTGTATTAGACATCGTTCTACCATATCAAATGAAATTGCTACACCCTTATACCACAAATATCCAGTGTCAAATGCCCCCTCGATATACGCAAAAGACTGTTCGTATGTATCAGTTTTCGGCATAATATAAACTTTACCGTTATTCATTACAAAAACAGCGTTCATTTTCTTCTCCTGTTATAGAATTTTTTATTCGTTCATAATCGCTGTCAAACTCGAACGTTCTATCATCCATTAAATAATAATCAAACGTTTTATAAAAAGGAGATGTATAAATAGCGATTTCATCACTTAATGAAATTATGTAACTTTCTATAGGGTGATCATAGAAAATATTACGTTGTTTATGTTTATAAATACCTAATTGCAGTTTCTTGATGCTCATCGGGCACCGCCCGACGATTCCAGTTGAACAACCTTGTTTGTCTTACCTATCACGTTGTTTTCGTCGTTAAGTTTCGTAGAAAAATCCTTACCCACGAACATCTCTCCTTTTAATCCGTTCATACTAATACTGGACTCCATAGCAAATAATCGTCATTGAACGCATTAACGTTTGCGTATGCAACTTTGTTTTTACGAAAATATAAAAAGGTTCTATCATTCAGATAGAATCTATAGTTCTTTCCGTAGTCGTAGTAGTATAAACCTAATTTACTCATGATAGAACCCAATACTCGCGGAAAACAAATCTTAGGCTCTTTTTGTTATCAATAATGCTGTGATGTTTATCTTTTAAATTATACACAAATGCAATATCTTCTGATAAATAAATAATATATCTAAAGTCTAAACGACTTAATCCTATAAACATAAATATTTTTCCTACAACTGTCTAAAATTTTAACAACTTATAGTATCAGAGTGTATTCAACTTACACTCTATAATACTTTTCTTTAAAAGTCAAGGAAAACCTATGCCAAGAGTAACAATTCAGGGTACGACTATAAACATACCCAATACAGGAGCATCCCCAGTATGGTCTACGGCCATATTAGAGTTTATACAGGCAGTCGCTGACGCTTTAAGCGGCGTTGCAGGCGATTACGATGTTCCTCCACAGGTTCTAGACCTCACAAATGAGGTAAATACTGACCTAAATATCCCAAAACTCGTATTTCCAACTACAGAAGTTCGATCAGTTATTGTTACATATGCAATCTATAGGCAATCTGATGCAGAAAATGAAGTAGAAACGGGAACTATTGACTTTGTTTATGATTCTGAAGCAGGGTCTTGGATTGTTTCTAGAGAAGCCGTTGGTTCTGATAGGGTAGGCGTTACGTTTAACGTCACTAATACGGGTCAAGTTCGCATTTCAACAACAGCTATGGCAAGTGGCACTTATCAAGAAGGTGCCCTTTCTTATCAAGCTAAAGCGGTTCTTCAATCGGAGGTATAATGGCATTTCGTAAGATTTATGACGGTTTGAGAATTATTGCAAAGGCTCTTAGCACTGGAACAAAACTTGGTGATTTGGAAGCAATTGACGTTGATTCGGATGGCGAAGGTATAGTAACACTTCATAACGGAGATACAACGTCTCAAGTTCTGACTGCTGATCATGCAGCCCAAGTAACAAATAAAACTATTAGTGGTGCTTCCAATACATTAACAGATATTGATGGAAGTTCTATCGTAGATAATACGATTGATTTGAGTAAATTATCAACAGTTGACCCTACTAGAATTGTATATAGTGATTCCGCTGGTAATATTGATGTTTTAGATCAGTTAACCTCTCAAAAAGTTGTTGTTACTAGTGCCAATGGTCTATTATTGACCGCAACGACTTCTTCAGCCGAAATAGAATATCTAGCAGGTACTACTTCAAGTGTTCAAGATCAATTAGATGATAAGTTAGATTTAGCTGGTGGAACTATGCAAGGGTCTTTGGATATGGACGATAACTCCATTACCAACGTTCCTGATCCTGTTTCAAATAAAGATGCAGTTAATAAGCAATATGTTGACGCTATTGCTCAAGGTTTAGATTTAAAGTCTTCGGTAAGAGTTGCAACTACTACGTCAGGTACATTGTCTTCTTCTTTTGAAAACGGAGACACTGTTGATGGTGTTGTTCTAGCCACAAACGATAGAATCCTTATTAAAAATCAAGTTTCTGAAGTAGAAAATGGTATTTATATTGTTCAGGCTTCGGGAAGTCCTCTTCGAAGTTCCGATGCTGATACATGGACTAAACTGGTGGGTGCTTTTTGTTTTGTTGAAGAAGGAACTACCAACGGTGATACAGGTTGGGCTTGTAATATTAATGCCACTGGTACTATTGGTGTAAATGACATTACTTTTGTTCAGTTTTCTGCTGCCGGTGTTGCAGAAGCAGGAGCAGGATTAACTAAAACTGGTACAACTTTCAGCGTTAACGTTGATAATTCAACAACTGAAATTAGCGGTAATAATGTTATTGTAAAAGCAGGAGGTGTTACTGATACACAAGTTAACGCGTCTGCTGCTATTGGTCGTTCTAAATTAGCAAGTGGAACAGCAAGTCATGTTATTATTAACGATGGATCGGGAGTTCTTTCTTCTGAAGCAACGTTGGCTAAATCTAGAGGCGGAAGCGGTCAAGATAATAGTTCTCTTACATTCCCCGCTACTGGTACATTAGCAACTCTTGCCGGTACAGAAGTTTTAACCAACAAAGACTATGACGGCGGAACAGCTTCTAACTCAAGTCGTTTAACATTACCAAAAGACACTAAAGCTAATCTCGATAGTCTTAATCGTAAAGAAGGTACTGTTGTTTACGCAACAGATCAAGCCAAAGCGTTTATTGATAACGGTACATCTCTTGTTCAAATTGGTAGTGGTTCTGGCGGCGGAATCAATTACATCCTTAATCCAGATGCTGAGCTTAACACTGACGGTTGGGAATTATATAGTGACCGTTTATCTATGTCGAACGTCGATACAGTTGGCGACGCAATGGACTTTATTGTAAACGGTTCTACACAAGGTTCGACTCCGGCAGTGGGAACTCGTATTAGGTATATGGGTACTGTTGCTAACGGTAACATGTCTCTAAACACCGATTATTACGTTTCTACGGCTCCGATTGGACAGGGAACAACTTCTAATCCCTGGACATTTGGTGTTTCAACCACTCCGGGTGGAAGTACAGTAAACATTACGTCTACAGCAGGATTAAACAACTCGGACTTTTATCCATACGCACCTTTGATGGGTTATGGGAATTTAGCTGTCCCAAACATTACATGGACACGTGTTACAAGCACTCCTATGTCAGGCGTTGCAATGTTCCGTTTGTCTAAGCCAGCAAGCAATTGTTTGGGTCAAGGTGTCGCTTACGCTTTTACCATTGATAAGGCCGACCAGGGGTCCGTTTTAACAATTGGCTCAAAATATAACATTTCTTCTGGTACATATGCAACTGGCGACCTAACGGTTTATATTTACGATGTAACTAATAAAACCATTATTCAACCTTCTGGATTCCAGGTTGAATCCGTTGGCTCTAGCATATACGCATCTATTAATGCTACATTCCAAAGTGCGATTAATTCGACTTCTTATCGCCTCATCTTCCACGTCTCTAGCACATCAGCTTCTGCATATACTGTCGATTTTGATAGAATTAGCGTTAGTCCACAAGTGGTGCCTATGGGCTCTGTTGTTACAGGGCAAGATAAATACACCCCTACACTTAACGCTACGACAAACGTTTCAGCTAGAAACGGTTCATGGTACCGCGTTGGTGAGTTTATGATGTTGACTGGTTCGGCAGAATGGAACGGAACGGGTGCTGCTTCTGTGTTCACTGTAGCTCTACCTTCAGGATACACAATTGATTTAAGTAAACTCAATGCCACTGGTTCCTACACTGACATTAGAAATGGCGTTGGTTTTTGGGGATGGTATGACAGTGCTGGCGGTCAAGCTATTGATGACCAATGGGCTAGAGCCTACACTGCCACTAGTATTTCGTTCATCCGTGGTTCAAACAACGTCACTTCTGACATGTTTGCAAATGGCGACAGAGTATTCTGGCAAGTACAGCTTCCAATCGTCGGCTGGTCGTCCAGCACTGTTGTTAGCTCCAGTGCGGATACTAGGGTTGTTGCAATGCGTGCGTACAGAGCAACTAACCAAACTGGAATCGGGCCTAACAACAGTTTCGTAAAGCTAACTTACGATACAGCGGACTTCGATACTGCCGGTTGTTTTGATTCTGCAAATAGCCGATTTACCGTTCGTGTGCCTGGTCAGTATAGAATTGCCGCTACTGCATACATTGTCGGTACCAATACATTGAACAATGTTTACGGCCTGGTTATCTACAAAAATGGCTCGCTTGCATCTTACGGAGAGGTTTCTACAAACGCCGTAGCAGTGACTGCTTTCTCTCGTTCCGCAACGACAGACCTAAGACTTGTAGCCGGTGACTATATAGAGATTTATTTCTATGGGCAAGGTAATAACAGCGTAAACACATTAACTATGTCGGGAGGGATAACAGTTTCTTCCTTCTCTGTAGACCTCATCCAAGGCCCCTCGCAGATTGCGCGGGAAGAAACGATTGCGATGCAGGCCAATACCTGTTCAACCACAATCACTGGGCTAACACCAATGATTTACTCCGCAAAAAACTTTGATACGCACAACGGTTATAATACATCGACTGGAATCTATACTGTTCCAGCGCCAGGCCTTTATGAAGTAGATTTTGTGTATCACACAAACGCAAGTTCGTGGACAGCAGGTCAAGTTGTAATTTCCTATATATACAAAAACGGCGGAGTAGTCGGCGATTTTAGAGATGTAAGGCAAGCAGCTTCAACAACGCAAACAAAACAAAACGGAACCATGTTAATTAGTTGTGTTGCCGGAGACACACTGGCAGTCCGAGCTGACTCATCTATTACTACTACAGCAGACGGTAGCAGTATTAGAAACTTCTTTGCTGTGAAGCGGTTGAGCTAATGAATAGCTTCGTCTATTTTATAAAAGATGAATTTGGATTTATTCGATACGTTGGACAAACTCGTGTCGGACAAGTTAGATTTAAACGTCATATTTCTGACGCTAAATGGACAAAGAAGAAACAGCCAGTTCTCGACTTTATTCGTAAAAGTTTAAAACTAAACAGACCTTTTACGTTCGAAATTGCCGAACACGTCCCCGTTGACTCTTTAAATCAAAGAGAGATTTATTGGATTGGTTTTTTAAAGGATATAGGAGTTAAATTATTAAACTTAACTTCTGGTGGGGATCAAGGATACAAAAGAGGGGCACCTTGGAATAAAGGTTTAGTTGGAGTTTGTAAGGCATGGAACAAGGGAACACCCAGTCTCTTTAAAGGAACTCCCAGAACCGACGATGTCAAGAAAAAGATTTCGCTAGGTCATACCGGAAAAAAGCAAACTTGGTTCTACAAGAGAGTCATAGGCCAAGAACTTTCAACGGGACTAGAACTGGGGTTTCCTAGCATTGGTCACGCGGCGAAGTTTGTTGGAACTTTGGGAACAAATGTTTGCAAGGTACTTAAAGGAAAAAAGAAGTCATACAAAGGCTGGAAGTTTTCGTATGTAGAAACTGAAACTAGCTTAGGCGGAGCGTAACCCAACTATTCCAGCAGCTACAGAAAAACGTGTTTATAGTGTTCCTAATACTCTATATAAATTTATACGCATAAAAGCGTTTATAGAGTCTGGACAAGTAACTTTTTCTTTAAAATGTATAATGAAGGGTCAAGGATATTAACAACTTATACTAGAGGAACGTATATGAAGGAATTAGCAATAAAATTAGGGTTAGCTGGCATAGCGGCATTGGCACCTATACATGCGGTTATGATAACCGTTGGTGTACTCATATTTGCTGATCTTTTTACTGGAATCTGGGCAGCAAGAAAGAAAAACGAAGAATTCAGTTCTGCTAGGCTACGAGACAGCATATCGAAGATCGCAATATATCAGCTTGTTATTATTACAGGGTATCTAGTTGAAACCCATTTAATTCATGGTATTGTTCCAGTAACAAAACTAGTGGCAGGTGTTATTGGTATGGTAGAAATCACTTCTCTTATTGAAAATGCAAATAAAATTCTAGGTCAGAATATGTTTGGCATTTTACTTGATAAATTAGGTAGCAAAAACGCTTTACGTGTTAAAAAAACAACCAAGGGTAAAAGGAAGAAGAAATGAAAGATTTTATGTTTAAAAAGAAAATGAAGAGTGAAGGTATGAACGCAATTGATAAAGAAGCAAAACTGGCGGCAGTTTCTGAAATGAAAAAGATGGCAGAAGATGCTATGTCGGAAAAGCTCGGCGGACTTAAGAAAGTTACCGTAGCTGCACCGGACGACGAAAGTCTTAAGCAGGGTCTTGAAAAAGCAGAAGATATTGTTGAATCTAAACTCGGCGAATCAGAAGACGAATCTGAAATGGAAGACGAATCTGAAGAAGACGAGTCAGAAATGGCAATGTCTGAAGAAGAACTAGACAAAAAGATCCAAGAACTTCTTGCTCTTAAAGAAAAACTTAAAGTCTAACTCCTAGATAGGAGCTTAAAATGGCAGCTAAACCTTGGTTAACCACTCAAGGACTGATTAATGCCGTCAAGAGAAAGATTTCTTTGCCAATTGAGCAAGCAACTTTCAGTCTTGCCGACGTTATTAGTTTTTTGAATGAAGAAATGCAAATTTCGCAAGTTCCATCTATTATGGAATTTTCGGAAGAGTATTTTGTTTATAAAGTTCGTACTCCCCTTGTTGCGAATGTTACTCATTACGATATTCCTGATCGAGCTATCGGCATGAAGGTTCGAGATATTTTTATTGAAGACGAAAATGGTAATATGGGCGAAACTGCTCGTATTTCTCCTGATGATAAAGCATATTGGCAGTCCAATGCAGTAAACTATACACAAAACTACATGTATTACGTAGAAGGAAATCAGATAGTTTTTGCTCCCAATTCTCAAACCTCTACTGGTTATATTGTTTTTTATATTTACCTACGTCCAAATCAACTAGTTATGGACGATAGAGCTGCTATTGCTCAGAATTTTGTTAAAAAAATCACTTTTGGAGTAAACCCTTCACCGGGCGATACTATTACTATTAATGACGTTGTATATACAGCAGTTGCTAGTGGTGCAGGCTTGCATGAATTTAATGTAGGAGTTTCCGCTACAGCTACCGCTGCTAATTTTGCAGCAAGTCTTGTTGCTCCGTTGAGTGCCACTAGCTCAGGAACAACCGCACAAGTTTCGTATTCAGTTGGAACTTACGAATTTAGTTCTTCCAATAATGATATTGAAGTATCTTCTGAGACAGGAATTAATTTTGACCGATTACCTTCCGAATGGACTGATCCAGACACTCTTCAAACAGAAACATTATTCGAAGAAGGCAGTGTAATTGATTTTCTACAAACAAAACCCGGACA